GTCTTCCACTTCTGGGCTCTGTATCATTTTGCCCCCCCCCTCCTCGCGGTCTCGCTTGGCCGAGTTGCACCCCACGCACAGCAGACGCAGGTTGGCCAGCTCGTCAGTTCCCCCCCTGGATCGGGGCTTGATGTGGTCAAGTGATGGCCGCCGTCGCTCGTCTGGATGCCGCGGCACGCACAGGCAGCCGCACACCTGGCAGCGACCATTGTCCCTCCGATACACTGCCCCACGCAACCCACCGAGCCCATCCTGTGCCGCACTCCCTCGCCACCGCTTGCCGCCGTAGCCGCGGCGGTACGCATTTGGGCGGGGATTGGGCTGGTAGCTCCGAGCCGAGCCGATCTGAATATGCGGCCTGTAGGTAGGTGCGGCGGTCGGCACTGCTGTCACAGCCTCATGGTCTGCTCCTTGCGATCATCGACACATCGATCATCAGCCCAGAGCAAAACACACCCACCCGCACGCACCAAGCCCCCACGTAACAGATCTGTTACCGACTCACCGAAATAGCAGCGACTGCTCCTTCAGCCACCACAGCCCCAGGCCCAGCGCATCGGCGATGTCCCCGCCGCGATCCTCCACGCCAGCGTACTCCGGGACCAGCGTCCTCATCACCGCCTGCCGGGTCTCCTTCGGCACGCCCCGCGTCCACTCATTCTCCAGCACGGCGATCACCTCGCACCCGCGCCCGCTCGCCCAGCATTCGGCGCGACAGGCCATCCACCCGACCCCAGCGCCGTAGACCGCCAGGCCCGCTCCCTGCCCACCGTGCCGGCGGCGGCCCACCTTGCCCTTGGTCCACTCGACCAGCACAACCGTCGGTCGCAGCCGATCCAGGAGCGTCACGAGATCGTCCCCCATCGTCCGCACCCGCTCGATGCTCGCGTCCGACCGGCTCGCCGGCTCGATCAAACCCGCCTCGATCAGCGACCGATTCCGCCGCAGGGCGGCGTAGCCGACGACCGTCGAGGAGGGATCCAACGCGAGGAGGACCTCGCGATTTACGATTTGCGATGGATGATGTGCGGCGGGCATACTTGTCCATTCACAGTGTACCTAAGCAAGTTGTACATTGTCCGACACGCGCGACCCTCAATTTGCCGGACTCTCGACACCGAGATACCGAAGTTCTTCGCACATTGTAAAAGCGTCAGCCGCGACCCCTTCATCCCAAGCCTTCCACACAGCACTTCTCTCTCGCGGAAGCTTAGCCCTCGTAAGGCGGAAGTGAACGCCAGTGGGGCAAGATTCAGCCAATCCTGCGCGATCTTTAAATTCATTACAGCCTCATATGTAGGACCACGACGTTTCAGCAGCGAGGATACAACGGGAACATGTCACGTGTTTCCGGTCAGTTGTCAGATCGTATTTGCCGCACAACAGCTTGATCCCACAGGCTGCGGCTATTCTCGGCCGCCCGTCGGGCCGCCTCGGATCAGGATGCCAGATCGCGACAAAGTGTGTTTTTCTCTTCACGTTCGTGCCCTCCAAAATCATGGCGAGTCATGTGATTCATTGCCCTTTGTTTCGTGGATCATATGCGACACCCTGTGACTTTGTAGCTGTGCCCACACGTTCTGCACTTGCGATGCTGGATCTGCCCCTTCGTGCAGGTCGCCAGCGTCTCCGTAGAGCCGCATTCAGGGCAGCGGCCCCGCGACGGGAAGGCATACACAGCCTCTCCCTTGCGATCCATCCCTGGATTGTCATCTGGTCGGTCCAGCATTTACACCCCGTGGGCTACAGCTCTGCCTCGCTTTGCAGGCCGTCTCACACACCTCCGAACCCTCGCCTGGACCCGCCGTCTTTCTGTTTCCAATATCTCACGGATAGCCCGCCGCATCGCTTTTGCCAGCACTGGATCCTGGAGAATTGCTAGGGAATTCCGTGAGTCTTCGGGCACACCCAAGACCACTGATGGCGCCCCGATAAGAAAACGCGACTTGTCATCCAGGCTCACGCCATCACCCACCGCTTTGAGCCCCAGATCAATGGCGACCAGCCTATCACATAGCCGCTTCAGATCACTCGCATCTATGTCCAGAAATCTCATTGGTTATGTACTCCTTCTTCTCCGTGTTCTCCGTGTCTCTGTGGTGAATCCATCAGCCTGTCGCCGCCTCGGGCCCGGCCCTGGGGCAGATCGCCTTGTGCATCACCGACAGCCACAGGGCGCCGGGCTTGCGAATGCCCTTGCGTTTCCGCACCAATTCTCGCGCCTTGGCCACGGCGTACGACTCGATGTCGCCCCACTCCTGCTGCGGCGTCCGGGCCCGCGTCTCGAAGAGCCAGGCCGCGAACGTCCCCCGCTCATCGCGGCCCTGTCGGCTCTCCGGGTCACACCGCAGACCCAATGCCTCGAATACCGCGTACGAGAAGGCCGTACAGGCCGGATCGGACCACCAGATGGGTATCCGGCCCAACCGGCACGGATCGTGCCCTGTAGCGAGGGAGGGGGCCTTCGGTGCGTGTGCACGTTCGGCCCCCTTCGCCTCGGATTGCGTCGGGTTCTCCGGGTTGCCCCGTCTGTCTGTCTGTCTGCTCGCGTCCTCTGTCTGCTTCTGGGGTCTCTCTGGCCTCGGGGTCTTGGTCTTCGTCTGGCTCTTGCTTCTCTCCTGCTCACCATTCTGGTCGGGCGTAACTACTGCATCGGCTGTCGCCGATGCATTCCGCTTTTTCTTCTCGATCTTCTTCTCCGAAGCCCGCAAGGGCTTCGTCTTACTCTTACTCTTACTCTTACTCTTATTCTCTATTCTGGGGGTATTGTGGATATTGTATATACCCGCTTTGTCCACAATTCGCAGAAACGGCGTCGGCTCCCCGTAGGCGTTTTTCGCCTCCAACAAGGGCCGTAAGTCCGGCTCGGTGTGGAGGATAGGAATCTTCCGCCAGAGCCACTTCGGGTCCGCCGGCAATACGTGTCGGCCCGTCTCCGCCGCCAGCATCCACAGGCAGATCAGCAGCACGCGGGAGGCGTCGTCCAGCTCCGCAAACCCATCGTGGTGCAGCAGACTGGGGTACAGTTTCAGCCACTGGGCGGGTCCCTCCGGCATGTTCGGCTGGGCCCGCTTCCAGTTGACAATCTCGATGTACTGCGTCTCCGTGTCGCGACTGTCCGCCATATCTACTGCTCCAGATCCGCCTCGATCAGCTTGCACAAATCGTCTACAGTCCGAATGAGCCTGGCCTTCTTCCATGCCGCCACCTTCACCGCCTTCTTCAGGGCAAGGCCCTTCTCGTACCATGTTTGCAGAAGCTTCAAACGCTCATCGTGTGTCATGGCTTGTCCTCCCCGAGCATCTCTCGGGCTTGCGGCATGGGCCCCAGTCCGTGCCCGATGTTCTGCTTCCACTGGGGCCACGATGCGACAGTCCGCTTGGCCTCCTCGAAGTGGTCGGTGGCCGCCTGTGGTTCCGAACGATGGACAAGGGCTGCCCGCACGGCCGCCATCGCTCGGTCCAATTGATCATCATATTCAACCAGGCTTTCCGCACCGAACTCCTGGATGTATGCCGCCAGCAACTCCGGCAGCGGGGCCTCCAATTCCGCGACGCGGGCCTGGAGTCTGGCGTTCTCGGCCACAAGTTCCTCGTAAGAGGGGCCACCCTTCACCGGTATCGCGATCACGGTTCCCAATACGACTTTGGGTTCGTGTTGCGCACCATTGTTCGTCGTCGTCTCGAACCAGTTCATGGCGTCTCCTTCCCGCCGCGATCGATGGTCACGCGGCCAAACGAATCGCCAGCCAACCCCGCGTAGCGGTTCTCGAACTTCCGAAGCATCTCCTGCATCACCTCGTCGAGCGTCGCGAAAACCATCATCCTCGTCAGGGCATCCGTCACGATGTACCCGTTTTCGACCTGACTCACTCTGATTTCACTCATTGGAAAGTCTCCTTTTCTCACGCATGACCGCCCCCGAACGGCAATTGATCTTCACGCGATTTGCTTGTGGCACGCCCCAGATTGTGAAGGCACGCCGTATGGTATTCATCCTTGATTTCGCACCCATAGAATCGACGTCCGAGCGTAACGGCCTCGTATCCCTCCGATCCAATTCCGGCGAATGGACTGAACACAATCTCGCCAGGGTTGCTGTAGAGCCTGATGAGCCGGTTGATTACACCCAACTGCAAAGGGCAGATGTGTTTCGTGTCCTGTTCGCCTTTGCCCTCGGCCACGTTCAACGTGTCCGTCTCGCGAATGTCCGTCCAACAGCACTCGGCCCAATCAATCCATTGGTTGCGGGACACATCGCCGACCGAATCAACAGGTATTGCGTTTTCACCTGGTGCCCTGAACTTGATGAGATAATCAGCCAGTGCACCTCTGCTTTGGGCACGGTCGGATTCCAGACCGGCAAATTGCAGTTCCCGGCTTCGGGTACGGATGGCCTGGGCCTGCGGGTTTTTTCGCACAGACCAGTCGTACTCGTAGATCAAGCCCGCCCTCTCTCCGAGGCGGATGTTCATGCCACGGAAGTCACACAGCCCAACACCGCCGCTTCGTTTCATTCTCGGGATCTGCATGACGTGAACCATCGCAACTCTCCCCGGCTTCAATACCCTGACCAGACCGCGATAGAAAAACGACAGATGGAGCTTGGCTTCTCCGTCAACATCCTCACTATTGCCGATATCCTCCGGAAGACTCGTATAGGCATAGAGTGACGGGAACGGCGGCGAGAACACCGCAAAGTCAATCGACGATTCCGGCATCTTGCGCATATGCCTGATGCAATCCTCATGCACCACGCGGTACTGTTCGTCATCGTGCAATAGCATAATTCTGAAAAATCCTCTCTTGCTCTTCCCCGTCCTGCTGGACCCGCTTGGCTTTCGCCAACACAGTTTGAATCATGGGCCGTTCGGCGTCAGTCACCGGGATATGCACATTCAACGGCCGCGTGGACCCGACTCGGTTCGACCGCTTCACCCCCTGATAGAACTCCTCATAGGAATCCTGGAGCCCGCTCCACACTTGGCGAGTAGCGATTTGAAGGTTCTGACCAAACCCAAGGATTTTCGGCTTGGTGACAAGTATCTTGCTTCGACCCGCTTTGAAGTCGGCAATGATCCTCATTCGCTCGTCATAGGGAGTGTCACCTGTTATGTTTCCAGCTTCAGGGAATGTCGCAGCCATCGTCTCTTGTTCCGCGTTGTAGTGGCACCATATGATCGTGGACTCCTCCGGCCAACTCTCGATCATGCGACGGATGAACGCGGGCTTGTTCGTAGCAATCGCCTTGCCATTATGTCGCCCCTTGCTGATCTGGCTCAAGGCCCCGCGTGTTCCGATTCCGCCGGCGTCCACAACAAAGAGAGAACCCGTCCTCTCCTGGACGGCGAGATTCTGTTCGGCGGTCATTGGCACGGACTCGATATGCACATGAATCGGGGGTATATCCTCGCTGTGGTCCTTCCATCCATAGGTCGCAGGATTGGCGAGAAATATCGCCCAGTCAGACAGGGCTCGATAGAACGGCCCCAATGCGTGAGGCTTCAATTCCCAGCGATTGTCTGTCTGCCCTCGATTAACAAAAAACCGAGCAAGGAAGCTGTTGACATTAGGAAACGCATCGAGAAACACGGCGTGATTCGCATATTCTATGCGATCATTTGGCGCAGGAGTTCCCGTTCCGCAGAGTTTCCATCGCAGACCTCGGCCCAGTCGCAGAATGTGTTGACCCCACACACCATAGTGGCTCTTCAGCATAGATGATTCATCGACGATCAGGGCTCCAAGACGACCAGGCTCTACCCGATCCGACAACGCTTCGTAGTTCGTAATGCCGTACGTCTGCGTACCAGACCTAAGCCACGCTGGCAGATCGTTCGCGGGCACATACTCCAGGGGGATTCCGTCGCCGTAGAAGAGCTTCGCCTCATCAATCGTCTGCTGAATCACCATTAACGGGCTGATTATCAGCACGGCCTGCCCCACCCGCAGAGCTGATGCTGCATGGCGTGCGAACTCAAACATCACACACGTCTTGCCAAGCCCACAGTCCGCGAACACGGCAAATTTCCGTTTCCGGATGGCCATAGCCGCAATGTCTCGTTGGTAGTCGAACAAAAACTCGCTCGGATGATACTCTGCTGATCCTCCGTCGCTCGTTGGCACGCCAAACAGATCGGCGTATTCATCAGGGACAAAGGCCGTGCGGCCCTGGAAGGCATATCGAGGGAGCGACTTCACACGAAGGAACCGCTCGTATCCATCTGCCGTGTTCACGTCGATCGGTATCGCTCTCACTTCCCGTCCTCCGCGATCCGCTCGAACGCCCCGCCCCCGCACTGCGGCAGGAACGCCGCGACCACCCGCGAATTGCTCTCAGAGATCGTCACGCCCATCAGGGCGCACAGCCGCTCGCCGAACGCCAGGAGGTTCGGCTGCGTCCCCGCCTGCACGATCCGGTCGGCCAGGAGATCCGCGTAGCCGCGGGACGCCTTGATGGTGGAATGATGGCTCATTTCGCGAATGAAATCGCACGTCGCTTTCAAGGTCTCGTTCATCCTGTTTTCCTTTCTTCCATTATACCTTGCGATTGCTGCCGGGGCAGCGGTCGTTCAGTTCGCCTCGACCCGCTCGATAGTCCACGCCGCTGCTGTCGTGTGGGAAGAGGCCGTTGCGCGTCACGACGTGATCCGTGCCGCACTCCGGGCACAGTGCCCGCTTCGTGACCCGGAACCGCCCGCGTTTGTCCACTGCACCTGATTGGATCGGCCGGTCGGGCGGCACGGCCCGGCGGGGTTTGTACGCGTTGCACAGCGTGGCCGGCGGGACCAGCTTGCTGCGGTTGGGGCTTGCCTTCGCCTCGCACAGATGCCTTGCGGATCCCTTGATCCCCGTCGCGTGGGCGCACGTCTGACAACAGGGATCGATGCTCTCGACGTTCATCTCCTCGATTGGCATGCCTGCTGGCTCCACGGCGGCGTGCGGCTCGTCGCGATGGGCCGCAGGGCGGCGACCCTGCGGCGTCTCCTGCCGCGGCGGGGCCGCCTCGACAAATCGCTTTGTCAGTTCCACGATCAGCGAGCCATCCGCCCAGGAGGCGGGGCAGCGGATCACGGCATCCGGCACGATGTTCCACCGCCTCAGGCCGCCGGCCGTGCCGATACGGGCCTGCCGGCCCCGGCCCTTGCCCGGCCACATAACCCGCAGCGAGCCATCGACCGCGGTCTCCTCGGGCGTCAGCCGCAGCAGCGTCCTATCCTCCGAGATCTCGATCCGCATGTACCCGGGCCTGTGCCCGCGGAACCTGTCCGTCAGGGCCGACGAGATCGCCGTATTGCCGCCCGGCGTCAGCGTCACGAACTCGCCCGTCATCGACCTGCCGCCCTTGCCGCCGTTGGGGTAGATCAGCCACTTAGACATTGTCTACAATCCTTTCCTGTTTTCCCCCCGTGTCACTCGTCGCCATCCACGCGGTATCGCGGCTCCCAGGCGCCACAGCCGCCCGAGTCGTCCGGCTCTCGATCCAGACTGCACCGCTCGGTGGCGTGCAGGACCTCGACCGCTACGAGCATCCGGCAGAAGGGACACGTCCGGGCCAGTTGCCGCGGCAACCGGGCCAACTCCTGCCGCGTCCGCTCGTTGGCCTCGGCAATCCGGTCGGCGAATGCGACCGTCCGAAATTCGGCGGCGTTCGCCTGGCCCGGTTTGCGGCCTGTCGGCTCGCCGAGTCGGTCGGCGTTATGCCGGACGTAATACGCGCGATCGATCTTCCGCTTGGCCTCGCGATAGCACGCCTTGCACCGCAGTGTCCGCGGGTATCGGGGCCGGTCCTTCGTGAACAGCCGGCCGCAGTCGCGGCAACGGCGACGCTCCTCGATCCTCGCCTGGGTTATCTCTTTCCATCCCATAACTCGGCTCCGTCACTCCAGCCCCGGCGCCGTATTCGGCCGGCCCCAGGCGAGTACCGTCACGATCCGGGCGGCGCCCTTGTCGTCCTTCGCCTCGAACCGCCAGAGATTGAGGCCCTCGATCACGACGGCGGAAAACGCCCACAGTCCCCGCTCGGCGTCCACGACGACCTCGGCCGCCGACGTACCGCCCACGCACGCGACCGTCACACCGTCGCCCTCGGGATCGCAGCAGCGGGCCCAATCCCGCTTCCACGCGCCGGCCGCCAACTCCCAGATCGTCCCCTCGCCCGGCACGGGCCCGAGGATCGAGCCGTAGGGCTGATTCGGCTCCGCCTGGGGCAGGCCGAAACTCGCCGGCACGACCCGGGAATAATCCGCCTGGACGCAGGCGTTCGGATCGGCCACGGCCGCAAAAACCGTGGCCTGCGCCGAACCAATGCCAACAACTACCAGCACAACACACGCTGTCACACTCCATTGCGTTTTCATTTGATCTTCTCCAGATAGCCGTTCTCTTTCGACCATTCCAGCCATCGCCGGGCCAACACCAGGTCGTCCGGCGACAGGAACTCGTATTCCGGCAGGTCGAGACACCAGATCCCGAGCCGTCCGCGGACGACCGCCGTTTCCCGCAACCGGATGATGCGCGAGTCGAACCGCCAGGCCACCGCCTTTTCGTAGACCGGACAGCCAGCGTCCAGCTCGTCCTCGACGGACATGTCGCGGCAGTGCCGCAGGAACCGGATGCACACCGCTCGGCTCGTGACGCCGCAGCCCTTCGGCAGCGCGGCGGCGCAGATCGCCAGCGGCCCGCGGTAGGCGGTCCGCCAGATCCGCGTCTCGACGCTCTGGGCGGGCGTGCCGAGCCGGTCGGCCCACGGCTGCTTGACGGAGATCGCGGGAATCAACATGACTGCATTTCCAGTTTTCTATTGATGTTTTTTCACCACAGAGACACAGAGGTCACGGAGAGGCCAGTGGTCCTGTCTGCGTTCATCAGCGGTTCCATACTTCGTGTCCCTTCGCGCTCTTCGTGGTGAGTTGTTCACGGATGCGTCCTCGTTGGCCACCGCTCGTGAACGTCGCGATTGGCGCCCGTCGCGGCGTTCACCTTCCTCTGGATCGAGTCGCTCTCCAGTACCCAGGCTGCACATTGCAAGGCCTGCTCGTCACACTCGAAATCCGGCGTCCGCGTCTTCGCCTCCGCGATCAACCGCGTCAGTTCCTCGATGATCCCGCGGCGAATCTCGAACGCCAACTGCCGCGAGAAATAGCCTCGTCCCAGCCGGTTGAGACGTTTGAGAGCGATGAGAACCACTCTGCGGATTACCCATTTCTGGAACCAGGACAACGACAATGCGGCCGCAGCTTGTGACAACATGACAGCTCCTTTCATGTCGGATAAAGCCCCCGCCGACGACGACGCCGGCGGGGGCTCGGAGGGGAGAAATTTCAGAACCGCCGCCGTAACCCGGCGACGAGCTGGTAGTCGTTGTCCGATGCGTTCCAGACGGTGCTCTGGTACTCGATCACCGTCTGCCAGGCAGTCGAGGGGACCGCAAGCAGACCGCCCACGACATAGCCGCCGGAGAACTCATCGTCCCGGTCGTAGGTGTACTCGGCGAACAGGCCGCCGTAGAGCGTACCAGCCGGCAGAGTCAGATCGGTCTTGAGCACGGTCGCCAGCAGATCCGCCGTCAGGGCGTGGCCAATCGCATAGCCGCGGACCGGCCACTCCTGCTCCTCGCCGTCCGGCGTGTCCCGGTGCAGGCCGGCGGCGGCGAACTCCACATTGGGTAGCAGCCCTTCCCAGCCGACCCGCAGTTCCTGCATTCCATCGCCCCCGAGCGTCCAGGCCGTCAGACCGCCGACGCCATTGGCGTCACTCGCTCCGCAACAGGGGGCCACGACCATGGCCATGATGATGAGTTGAAACGTCCTTGCCTTCATACGAGACTCCTTTCAATTTCCGATTTCCGATTTTTCACCACGGAGACACAGAGACCACAGAGAAAGCATTTATGATTGTTGGTTTCGGATTGCGGCCATCAACAATCAAAAATCTCACTGTTCTTCTCTGTGTTCTCTGTGCCTCTGTGGTGATCCCAGTCTCCCGGGATCGGCGTCGAGTTCGTCGCCCGCCCATCGCCCCAGATATCCTCCAGCGGCTCGGCCGCCGCACTACTGCGTTCATCCACGTCCATCTGCGGTTCCCTCTTTGTCTGGTCTCTTGAAATTCATGGCCTCGTACAGTTCGATCCGCACGGCGAATCCGTACATCAGGCCCTGGAGCGTCCGAACCGCCTCTGCCCGCGACCTCGCGATCACCCGCGAGAACCGGGCGATCTCATCCCGCACGCCGTGCGGGTAGATGCACCGGTAGACGAGCAGCCAGACCACATCTCCGATCACGTCCATGCCCGGCGGTTCCTCGCCCCGCAGCAGGGCGAATCGGACATCGACGTCCGGCACCTCGACCACCTCCGGCAGCGCCCGCACCCGCTGACCCGGCACGGCCTTCGGCCGGGCATACGGATTGCGGATCGTCGAGGGATCGTCGCCGAGTTTGGCCGCCGCTGATCGATCTGTCTGCGTTCGTACCGCCATGGTCTACCCCTGTCCCTCTGTTGTGCCGTCGATCAAAACCTTGATCTGGTCCGTGATCTGTTCTCGCATCATGCCCCGACGCCTGTCGAACGCCCGCTTCTGGTCCGCCGTACCCGTGTTCGGCAGGCCGTTCAGCCACTGTTGCATCTCAGCCAGTGTGTTCTCCATCGCCAATTGCCGCGAGGAGTAGTAGTCACTCTCGCCAGGCGGCACCACAATGCCATAATTACCGAGCTTCAGCATGTACCCGACCCGCCAATCCGCGACCCACGCCCACAAAGTGATCTCGCACGCGACCTGCTTGAGGCCCCAGAACACGAGCTTGTGGCATATCGTCTTCTGCGGGGGATCTGTATCGCCTTTCGCGGGCTCGCCCTCGACCTCCGCCGCATCGGTATCCTCGCCGGCCTCTGTGGTCTCTGTGGCCTCTGTGGTGTCTTCCTTCCGACCCGCCAGTTTCAGCAGCGGGCGGTCCGCGTCCTGGGCTGCCGCCTGGGCAATCTGATTGATCGTCGAGTCGAGACCGTAGACCTCGGCGATCTCGAAAAACTCCTCGATATCGTGCTTGCGGACCCGGCAGCAGGGGCGGCCGCTCGTGTCGAATTTCGTGTCGCCATTCTCGTCGGTGCAGACCTGGGCGTGACAGAGTTCGTGGTGCATCAGGCGCCGCCGCTCCGGCTCGGTCATCTCCGGCCAGGCCTCGGCGTTCAGGAGGATCACGAAATCGAACGCATCGAGCGCCCGGTCCAGGTCACCGCGTTTTTTGCAGAACCCGGCCCTCAGAAAGCCGTCGGCGTTCGGCTTCCATCCGTACCGCCAGGCCAGGCCGATGGTCACATCAGCGAGGTCCGGCCGGCAGGATGCGATGATGGAGTCCATCACGCCGTACACGCCGTCCACCGCCTCCGTCTCGGCGGTCCGCTTGATGATCTCCACATTCACTGGTTTGCGCTTGCTCATGTTCGGTCGTCCCCTTCGTGCCTTTGTGTCTTTGTGTGACACTATCTTTCCGCTGTCACGAATCCGCTCGCCACCGCATACTTTGCCAGATAGGTTTGCGTCGAGGCAGGTAGATATCCGATCCAATGCTTCGACGTCCCGATACCTTGACCCTGCCACCTGGCATACGCCTGGCGGACCCGCTTGGCGCCGCAGTTGTACGCGGCGACCCGCGAGACCAGGCAGTCGGGGACAGGACCCGTCGAATCGTTTTTGTCCAGCCGCTCGCACGTCAGCCACCGGGGCAGGACCTCGTTGAGGTACGTCCCCGCCACGACGCGGGCCCTCTGCGGATCGCGGGCATCGGCCCGGAAGTTCCACCGGGTCCGCCAACCCCGGTGGCGCTGCAGCCAGTCCATCGTGTCGTTCCACGCGCCCTCGGTGATCTGGTATCGACCCCGCTCGCCGGCGGCGCCGGGGGCTGCGTTCCGCTCGGACTCGGGCAGATGGCCCGTCTCGACCGCGGCGATCGCGTCGAGATCGACCCAGACCCTGGGCCCGTCGATCAGACCGCTCACTCCAGCCCGATCCGCCTCGATCTCGGCCAGCCGGTCCGCCGCCTCGGCGGCGCCGCGGATCGCCCGCACGATGCGGGGCGGGATCGATCTGCCACACTCTGCGGTATCCGCGTCCTCTGCGGTTCCCTCCCGGGCCAGACACGTCTCACACTCGCGCAGACCGCGGGCCTGGGCCTGGCCGGCGCAGACCGCGTACCCGACGGCTGCGCCGATGAGCAAAAACAGGATGATGGCTGTGATGGACATACGCATGATTCCTCCCGGAGGTTTTTCGACTGAGCTGCGGCGGCCTCCGTGCCGCGACGCCGCCCTGGTGACTATCCGTCCCGCCCGGCCTCCCTGCCGGAAAGTGACACGTCCATGTCACGCGAGACTCCCTGACTATCCGCCTAGTTGCCGTGCCAGGCGGGTGATTCCCTGCCCGCGGGGGCCTGTTATTCCCTCAAGTCGCGCCGACTCTCGACTGCGACGTTTCTCCCGCGGGCGACGTTTGATGCTTTCACCACAGAGACACAGAGATCACAGAGAGTGTGCTTTCTGAATGATCTTCAATGCCTCACGGATCAGCGTGTTCTTCGACTTGGCGCTGTTACCCAACAACGCCTCATTGAGTAAATCAACCACTCGATCCTTGTCCGTCCGTCTCGGTTCTTCCACGATCGTTTCGCTGTTCATGATTGGACTCCTTTCTCTGTGTCCTCTGTGCCTCTGTGGTGAAAAACGGGGGCCTCGGATTCCAGGCTGGCGAGCCTACGTCGTATCCTGCGGATGGTTACGCAGGGCGAGTTCAAGGCTGTGCTGTGCCTTCTCCGAAAGCCCCCCACGGCGTAGTGATAGCCTGCGAAACCCGGCCGGGCGGCCAGTGCCTGAGCACACTGCCGGCCGGGATGGTTTACACCGCCCGGATGGAAGCGAGTGTGAAGAGGGGAATGCGTCCGGGCGGGAAAGTAGAGGCTGAAAGTGGGGGCCGGCGTCCCGGCCCCCGATGTCGCGTGGCTCTCGGCTTATCGCCGGAGTATTGTTGCTCTGACATGACCAAATGATCCGCTGTTTTATCCAGCATCAAAGACTCTGGATCATTTAGTCAAGGTTCGAATCCTTGTTCCCCAGATGGACTCTTAGTGACCCGGATTCCGCGGTCGACCGATCCGTGAAAAGCTGGCCTGGGACCTCGAAACCGCCAGGCTCTGCTCGACCCGGATGTAATGACGATTACCGGTTTCCGGCGACGACCAGCCCATGATCGTCATGGCGATCTTCGGATTGACGCCGTCGATCGCCAACTGGGTCGCAGCCGTCTGCCGACCCATGTGTGGATACGCGACAACGATTGTGGGCTGGCCTTTTTCCACTCGAATCACATTGGCCTGCGCCACGATCACGCCGAAATCGCGATTCACCGTCGAGTACGGCTGCTGTTTCTGCCGCCAGGTCAAATTGCCAATTCGGGCAACTCTCGACTGACAGGCCCGCCGCGATAGATGCGGGTACATCCAGGGACATTTTTCCAGCAGACGCCGCAGAACGCTCGCATACCGCCGGGAGATCCCGACGGCGCGGTCCCTGCGACCCTTCGTCTGCCATTGCCACCACTGACCCGGCTTGTCCTCCCGGGCTCGCACGAGGACGAGACCCTCGTCCGGTCGCAGATCGACTCGACGCAGCGTCGTGACCTCGTTGATCCGCATACCATGCAGCAGGGCGTACAGGATCGCCGTCCACCGCACGCGCGATGAGGCGTCCTGCCAGCGAATCCGCCGGACCGCCAGCAGCAGGGCGGCGATCTCGGATCGAGACCAGACGTCCGGTTCCGGCTCGGCAGGGCGTTTATTCCGGACTTCCGAGGCCGGATTGCTCGCCACCAGCGGCGGCTGCAACTCCAGCCCATACCGAAACAACTGACTCAACGCCGCATGGTAGCTGTGCACCGTGTGCGGTCGAACCGGCTTGCGACGCCAGCCGCCGAAACCGTCCCGCTCGCCCTGGATCAGCCAGGTGCGGAAATGGCCGAACTGACGCGGCGTGATCCGATCCACCGGGACCTCATAGTCCGCGGCGGGGGGCACGCCGTGATCCTGCTCGTACTGCCACGCGAAAAAAGCGTGGAGACGCCGAGCCGCCAGCGCCACCTGCACCTTCGTGCACGCGCTGACCTCCGCGTTCCATAAATCGTACTCGCGTGACAGCTCTGATAGTGTGACATCTGATGATGAGCTACGCGACATAGGTTAGACCTCCTTTCATCCGGCGCAGCTTCGAAAGCCACGCCTCTATTATACAGTAGAGATCCAACCGATAGGCAGAGAATATGCAGTTGTCAAAGATCGATTGACTGTTGCCCGAACATCCAATTCCGCCGCAGACCCGGTGGGCTGTCACATGGACACGCTCCATGCCGTTTCATGGCCATTTGGCCGGTCTGCTGCGATCCATAAGTTTTGGCCTTGGCGACTGGCGCCGCAGGAGCCGACCCGGCGGCGATGGGGTTTTTACGGCTCCCCATGGGTCATTTTCCAAGGCCAATGGCGGCCGGCTGGGTTCGGACCAGCGACATCCCGGACTCGTGCACAGTCGGGCGCTCTGCCAACTTGAGCTACGGCTGCCATAAATAGCCCTCCAGGACGGCGGCCCTACCTGTTTTCAGGAGGGCCCCGAAAGACCAAGGTCTCGCTGACAGACCTCGGTGACGGTCAGGCGGACCGTCCCTTCAGGCTAATGGCGGCGGCTGGACTCGAACCAGCGACCTGTCGGTTATGAGCCGACCGAGCTACCCCTGCTCTACGCCGCGATAAGTGCACCACAGAGACACAGAGATCACAGAGATCACAGAGAAAAAACGTCATACTTCGTGTCCCTTCGTGCTCTTCGTGGTTTCAACTCTTCTCCGTGTTCTCCGTGCCTCTGTGGTGAATTCTCTTCGCCGCCGGGACTCGGCGCGGGGCCTCCCTGCCCCTTGCCGGAATCCCACTCGGCGAGCGATGCGATTTTCAAAATGCCCCGGAGCGGAGGGAGAGGAAGCGAGATTGACTCCGGGGCATGTTTCATGCAGTCGGGGGGCCGGCGGCTCCGGGTGGCCGGAATGCTTACGAGGCGTGCCGACGCCCCCCGTTGAGATGCCGTCTTGGGCGTCGCGACCTTGACCCGCACCGCCCTGGATGGTATACTGGCAGGTATCACCAGGGAGGGTTTCGCGGATATCCGTGTGTCTCGGTCGCTCGCATCAAACTGTGGATGCCTCGTATGCATGCCACCTATATCGGCCATCTTCCGCCGTTTGTCAACGGCAAAATACGGCTTTCCAATCTTTTATTTCGTCCCGTCGCCTTCTCGGTACGGCGAAAAAAGCATAAGTGTTTACTGAATCACTGTTTATCGGCACGGGAGTTTTTGCGATGATAGCTGTTATGACAGGAAGAAAAACTACAATCCGATTTACCCCAGCCGCCCTGCGTGTCGTCCGGGAGTGGGTATCGAGGGGCTGCGACGTCCAAACCATCGTCAACTGCGGCGTGATGGCATGGGTCCAGACTGACGCTGTCGGCAGGGAAAAGGCTCAATTGGCCGCGTTTGCCGAGGGGAACACCAAGACGGCGGAGATCACAGACCCGAGCGATTCCGCTCTCGGGGAGCAATTGATTCGCGACGCCGCAGCTCGGTCAGGACTCCCCGCCGAAACCCGGGAGAATAGCGGCGGAGGTGGGCAACGATCTCGGCGAGAACCGGGTCGGAAAGCGGGATGATTCGGGGTGCGTGGGATGCGTGGCGCGTGACACGGTGCATACGGTGGCTCTCAATTCATCAGATCCTCTGTTGCGCTTTTCCACGCACAACCCGAGCCGCTACATGATTAGGCGTTCTCCCGCGGGCGGTGGTAGATGTAATTTCGAAAAAAAATCATCGTCGTACTGTGATTTTTTTTCGGGGATGGGTGTAGAATAGAGGGAAGGCCGCAGGGGCGTCCCCGCGGCCGGGCCGTGGAATCAAAAAAAACGGGAGGTGAGATCATGCGAGAATGCGTGCGGAGGTTCGTGTGCGTGTTACTGTGCTGGGTTCTGCTGGCCGCCGGCTGCGCGGGGCGGGCGGCGAGTCCCGTACCCATCCATCTGCCGGGCGATGAGGACCGGCCGACCGCCGCGATCGAGGCGGAGATCCAGCGGATCGACTGGGAGATCACGCAGAAGGCGAGGATTCAGCAAGACACGCTCGCGACGAATATCGTGCTCGGCGTCACCGGGTTCTTCGTCATTGTCCCCTGGTTTTTTATGAACCTCAAGGACGCCGAGGGCACTGAGATCGAGGCGCTCAAGCAGCGAAAGACTGCTCTACGGGTGATCCTGGCAGGACGAGCCGCCGACTCGCGGCCGCAGGCCGCGGCGAGGAGATAGATCCCTGATCTGTAAAGCTGGCCGGAGCCCAGAAGGCCCCGGCCGCTGGTTATGCCCGTCCGCATGAGGTGACGCGGGCGGGCGGATGGTCAATCAATGACGCGATATCCAGTCGGCTCCCCGTAGTAGTATCCGCGGAACTCGATTGCGCGGCGGCCGTCCGGCAGGATGCACAGATAGGTGACTCGCCCGTCGATAATCGGGTTAGGCTCATTGGGGTAGTCTACAGCGAGGGGCTTACGGGCCTTGCCACCCGTCCCAGATGTCTCAGCCGCAACGCCGAGGACGTTGTTGTTGCCATCGACCCATTCTTCTCGCCCATCGCCGCAGGATATCTGTAGCCGTATATCAGGTGTGGTGCTGCTGACCATATTATTCCGGCAGTCGCGGCCGTAGTTGACCAGGGAGCATGTGTCACCTCGTCTATTTGGGGTTGGGATTGGTCAGTCAGATGGTCAATCGTCCGGTGCGAAATAGTATGCACCGCAGTTGTGACACTGCGTCTCCTCGTGAGAGATAATTCGCAGGTTTTTGTGATGTCCGGTTTCGCGAGCTTCTCGGCAATAGACGCACGCGTCATGGCGTTCATTCCTGAGGATTGCGGAAATATCCAAACCAGCGTGCTCGGCACGTTCGATGAGGCTCGTTTCCTCGTTTTCCAGGCCGCGGGCTGTGAGCCATCCGATCTCCTGCGGGCCATCCATAACAGGCTGTCCGTTCCGGCGGGGCAAACTCACTACCATTGGTCGAGGCTCAATACCCACCTGTGCCGCCAATTCCACGCAGTGGAGAAACTCATCTATGGCACTCTGGGAGGGGCCACTGTATCCATGCTGATGGGCTCTGCTCGCCAACTCCATGATCTGTTGACGCAATGCTGTCACGTTTGCCATGTTTCACCTCATATTCAGATTTGGTTTCCAACCTGATGGCCACCACAGCCACCACTACTATGATAGATGCATGGGCTGGTGGAATAATCACGCAAAATGGAAAAAATAAAAAAATACATGGGTCATTCAACCGCCAAACCTCACAAATCAAGCCCCTCTTCTCGGTGCCCTCTGTGCCTCTGTGGTGAAGTTTCCCTTGCTTCACGGTCATGGATCGGGTATATTTTAGCTGGATTACCGAGGTTTGTCTGATTTTTCTTGCGAGATAGGCGTCGTAGAGATAGTAGAGGCTGGAGGCCGGAGGTTGGGCGATTGGAGCGTATCCCACGCCCGCCAAGGACCGGTAACAGCCGGCTTGCGGAGGCACATCATGATCGCAGCGGAGAGTACCCTGATTGGTTGGGTCGCGGCGTGCGTATTCTGCGCGGCCGTGGCCGGGATGATCGCCGTCGGCATCTGGCTCGCCAGGCGGGTCGATGACCGACGGGTCGCGAGGATGATCGAGGGGAGGGGCGACCCATGGCGCCGATAAAACGCCGCCGGATCCGCGTACACGCCGCCTGGCTGCTCCTGCCCGCCACGCTGGGGCCCGGGGCCCTGATCGCACTCCAGGAGGCCTGCTATACGCTCGCCGCCCTGCTGGCGATGGCCGCGGCCGTGGCCGCCACGATCGGCGCAGCCACAGTCCGCACAGTCTGGCGCTAGCTGGGATACGAGGGATGCCCGGGCTGCTCGCGAGATGCCCTTCTCCTGTGCTCGGGCGCCCTCCATATTTTTTTACGAATTCGAAGAAAAAAACCGGAATCGCGCGATGAAAACACCCGCTCGTGCGTTTGTATAATAGAGGCGGCTGTGGTGGCCGCCGAAGAGAGCATACATCAGAGATTAGGAGGTAGAGATTATGACACAAAAATACGAGCACGCCGTTCGCGAACTGAACCGAATCGAACGCATGACACTGCCCGAGCTACGCGCCGCGTGCAAGGCATGTGGATTCCGCGCAGACGGGTCACGGTCTGCCCTCAGGAGCCGTCTGCGGCTGGAACATCTGGCAGACGCCCAACACCGGGCACTATGTGATAGCGACGGGTACAGCCCAGAACACTGCGTCTGTGGGTCTGTCATAGACGATGGGCCGAATGAGAGTGGTCGTCGCACCCGAACGTGTCGCGACTCCGGGGTTTCACTCGGCAGTTATCCGACAACGTGTTAGCTGACTGACATCCTGCCGGGGCTGGGCTGGGATCTGGCCCCGGCAGAGCTTTTTCTACCCCGTCAGGAGCAGCTCCGTCCGCATCGCGACGAACGCACCGTCTGAGACCCGGTGCGTGGCGTCCGTGACGTGGACGCCCTCCGGGATCTCGAGCGTGGATTCCTGGGCCGTCTGGTCGTCGGCCAGGTCCTGGCGGCGGCTCGTGCCGCAGACCCGGATGATCCGGCCGTCGGCGATGTTGTAGACTGCGTAGCGAATCATTTGCGATGTTCCTCAACGCTAATTAATCGCCGTTGGGCGTCGCCCTCGGCGACGGCTCCCTGGACCTCCAGCGTGTAGGTGTAGGTTCCCGCGCCGGGCTGGTCGAGGAACTGGAAATACTCGACGCCGTACGATGTGGTCGCCCCGCGATTGGCGCTGTAGATCGTGGTCGTGCCCCGTCGAATGCGGCACTGGACCGTGCCCGCCGAATCCAGTTTCAATTCAGCCTGGGCATTGATCCGGACCAGGCCGCCGTAGCTGACGAAACTGCTCGCCGTCTGGATCACCGTGTAGCTGCCCGTTCCAAAACTGGCCGCGCCGGAGGTGTAGGCCTCTTTGAAACTCGTCGCCGCGCCGTTGGCCAGCGACGCCGACTCGATGCTCAGGGCCTTGACTTTGTCCCCGTAGATCACGATGGCCCCGGAGTCCAGGGCGACCACCTTCGTCCAGGTCGAGCCGCCGTCCGTCGAGCATTCAATCCCGCTATTGCTCATCCTTAATTTCCGCGAGGCGTCGAGCGAGTTGGTCAGCGTCGCGGACAGCGCCGACAGGTCGTCCACCGCGATCTGATCGGCGGAGATCGAGGAGGCGACAATCAGGGCGCCGTTGAGCACCTTGCAGAACTGGGACGGCGAGAACGTCCCGGAGTCGTTGATGCCCACAATGAATTTGCCCGTGCCCATCGCGTCGCTCAGACTGCTCGATGCGTAGAGCTGCGTCTTCGTCGCCCCGGCGTTCCAGTACAGGTACTTGGCGTTCGTATTGCCCGCCGCGACCGTGTAGGAGGCGCCTTGATACCGCACGCTAAAAGAGCCCCATGCGACGTACCCGGCCGAGGGACTGTTGTTTGTGAATCCGCCCTCCCAGCCGCCGGACGGCTGGGCAAAATCCGATGTGATCGCGTCTTCGACCGCGGCGATCTGGGCGGCGGTCATTCGCTTGTAGGTCGTGCCCTCCTGGATATTGTCGAGCGTGATCGCCGATAAATCGGTCGCCCCGAATCCGACGATGGGCGTTCCGGCGTTGTTTTTCGCGACGACGAATTTCCCGGCCAGCGCCGCCGGATCGCTCGTTGTGGAAAAGGCGGTCGGATGGGCCGGGTCCCAATAGACCCAGGTCGCCGTCGTGCCGCTGGCGTTGTCGGCCGGCGTGTAGGTCGTACCGAGATACCGCACGTAGCCGCAGGCCTCGCCCGCCTCATCGTCGTCCGCCGACCACATGATCTTACTCGACCCATCGCCGGTGAATGTGTAGTTGCCCCACTCGAACGCCGTCTTGGGCGTCGTCGTGGCCAGGTCCAGCGTCGAGGCCTCCAGCGGCGAGGTCCGCACGCCCGCGTAGCGGCTCACCCGGTCCATCGCCGCCGCCGGGATGGGGATGCCCGGGGCCAGGGCGTCGAGGTCGTCGAGGGCCGCCGCGTAGCGCAGGAAGGAGATATCGGCGTGCATCCGCTCGTCGAAGCGAATATCCGTGATCTCGAACTGATCGTCCGTCAGCAGATCGGCCGGGCCGAAGAGGAACACATCGCCCGACGACGGCTGCTGCGTCCAGGAGCCGGCGATTGTCAGCGTCAGGCCGTCGGAGGCGACGGTCGCCGCCTGCTGCTCCAGCGACTGGACGCCCGTCGAGGGGTTGCGGACCTGGACGACCACGACGTCGTCGGCGGTGACCAGCTCGGTCACGGGCCGGTCGAGGACCACGCCGGTCGCCGAGGCCGAGACGATCCGGCCGCCCTGGCTACGGCCGTCGATCTGGCAGTAGACCACGTCCCCCGCCTCGTAGACCGCGGCGTCGATATCGCACCGACAGCCGCCGGAGGTGTCCACCAGGCGGTTGCGGGCCAGCTCGCGGCGGCCCAGGCGGGCCACCTCGTGACGCCGCGTCGCCGCCGCCAGGTCGAGCGAGACCTTGGTCAAGAGGTTGCTCGCCTCGGGATCGACCAGACTCAGCGAGCGGTCCGCCCAGGAGGCGTTGGCGTCGCGGAACGAGATGGCGACCTCGCCCGCGAGATTGCCGTGGGGGATCGGGACCATCGAGATCGAGCCCCGCTCGCAGTTGCCGTCGCAGAGGAGGCCCACCGGCGTGCGGGGCGAATCGGTCCAGAGTCCGAAGTCGCGGCCGATGTAGGCCAGGCCGCATCGGCCGCTGGCGCCGACCGCGTCGATGGCGTCGTAGACGCTCGTCTCGTGGTCGCAGACCACATCGCAGCGGAGCATCTCGACGTTGTTGCCGAGGCCGTCCGGGACGAGCGTGTCGGCCAGCGTCTTCTGCGCCGACCAGCCCGCGCCCGTCAGTCGCGAGGGATCGACGCCCCGGTAGTGGCTCGCCGTCCAGGGGTCGGTCTCCGTGCCGGCCCCCTCGATCACGGGCTGCGTGAGGATGTCGCGGATGGCGTCCGCATGATAGCGGCTCGTGCCGAATCCGCCGCTGCCGTCGGCGACGATCTGACCCGTCGTCACGACGCTCAGTTCCGAGATGCCGTTCGCGATCGACTCGGTGGGCAGCAGGCCCAGGCTCAGCAGGACCATGCCCGGGTGTCGGAACGCCACGTTGCGGCGGGCCTGGACGCTGATGAACTCGACGTCCCGGATGTGCCGCGAGTTCGTGCTGATCGTACTGGTCAGCGTGACGCGGACCCGGGGCTGCATCGTCGAGGTAATCGTCAGCGGCGAGCCGCCCGTGTACGTGCCCGAGGAGACGAATTTCAGCCAGGCGGCCTGCGCCGTCTCGCCGCTGACCTCGCCGTTGAAGATCGTCTGCCAGGTATCCGCGACCGCATCGCCCATCTCGATCTTCAGCGACACGGGCTCGCTGTGTTTGTCGCCGTCCGTGCCGTAGTGGATCAGGCCATTGGGGAATTTCAGGTGCACCTCGATCTCATCGTAGCCCGTCCAGGGCAGGGTCTGCGTCACGGGTTTGTTGTATTCGAGCGATTCGCCGACGTTGTAGTCCTGTCGAAACGTCGTCCAGTCGTCGAGGGCGGTCTGGTCCACCGTGCCCAGCCGCCAGTCGGTGGTCACGCCGGTGAAGTCGCTGAACGGCCGGTCGTTGATTCGAAGCGTGTCCTCGTCCGGTTGCTCGATGGGACCGGCGCCGAAGCAGGCCAGGACGACCCGCGTCACGGCGCTGTTGGCCACGATCGTGTTGGCCGCGCCGATCACGAGATAGTGCCCGACGATATTGGCATGAACTCGATTCGTACCGTAGGACGCCTGGATCGCGCCGCCCTGGCCCTCCGTCGTCTGCGGACTCCAGACGTGCGTATCGGCGTTCTCGCCGTCGCTCGATGAATTCTGGAGGGCCTGGTTGAGCAGATACGAGGCGCCGACCATGATGGCCGTGCGGGCCGCTAACGCCCAGATGCTCGCGCCTTTCGCCACCCACACCGCCGCCTGCCAGACCGCCGCTAAAATCGCTCCGATCACAACGCACCTCCATCAGACCATGGGCAAAACCAGTTTCGCGCCGTCCTCGTCCAGGCCGAGGAACCCGCCGAAATTCGCGACGTTGCCCAGCGACTCGCAGGTCGCGTAGGCCCCGTCGCAGCTCGTCTCGGCGCCGGAGTAGCCGCAGCGTGGGTCCGTCTTGAAGCCCCGGACGTAGGGACACTGGTAGGCCCAGTACAGATCGCAGGGGAATCGCAGCTTCGTCGGGTTCGGGCCCCCGAGCTCCATCGCGATCCGCTCTTCCTGCGGGACGGCGGTCAGGATGTCGTAGGTCGCCGTGCTCCACGTGTAGTCGAGAGCCGGCTCGGCGACGCAGATCACGCGGATCGCCAGCGTGCAGCCGCGAAACCAGTTGCTCGCGATCGCGTAGGGCCGCAGCCAGCGAACCGCGTCCTCGATCGTCAGCGACGCCGTCTGCACCTCGCCCGAGGTACTGCCAAACGAGAGTTTCGCCTCGAACGGCCAGGCCGTGAACACAGCGCCGCCGTAGGTCACATCCGATGTGTACCGGGCGAACCGCAGGTGGGTGGCGTCCGGCATCGTGAAGTCCAACAGGACGACGAACGCCGAGGCGATGGCGTCCGAGGCGAACAGGTCGAGCAGCGTCTTGGATACGGTTCTCATGGGGACACCCGTGGAAGCGTGGAAGCGTGGAAGCGTGGAAGCGTCATGGTACGATTACCTCCTCCGTGCCGGAGCCGCTGTTGTAGATCGCCCGGATCTCCTGCGCGGAGAGCGGCCGCTTGTAGATCCGGACATCGTCTAAACAGCCGCAGAAGAACCCCGAAGTGGTCGTATAGCCACCCAGGATTAGAGCTGTTGTAGTCACTGGCGGGAGAGTTGCGTCTCCGGTCAGGACTGTGGCGTCAACACCATCGATGTAGATCTTCCGTCCGTCGCCGCTGAACGACACGGCGACGTGCCGCCATGTCCCCGAGACGAGCGCATCGGCGGCCGATGTGACGGGCGAGGCGGTCGGCTTGGGCCGGAACCCGAGCTGACCGCCGGAATTATTCATAAAAACGTAGTAGCCGCCATACTTCCCGAATAACCGTGGATTCTGAACGCCTGATACAACGAAGGTCCCATCCCATTTAGCCCACAGACAGATCGTGCCTCCGTCCGCCAGGTCGAGGTCGTCATGGTCCGGAACGCTCACGTAGCGGCTGGAGGCCGTCACGAACTCCAGGGCGGTTCCGACCTTGCCCGCGGCGGTCATCGTGTCCGTGGTGGCCGAGGCGGTCCCCGTGTGGCCGTTGCCCGTGGCGTCCACGACGGCCGTCGTCGCCGCGTTGTCGTTCATCTTCCAATGGGCGACCAGCGTCTCGACCGCAACGGTCGGCAGGACCGGCAGCAGCGTCATCGCCGCGTCGTACCGGTCCAGGAGCTGCGACGACGGCGCGATGTCCGGCGGGGTCGCCGGATCGAATCGGCATTCGTAGGTGGCGAATGCGCTCGCCGCGAAGGGACTGGTTTTCGGGTCGGACCAGTAGAAGGTCGCAGCGCGGTTCGCGAGATAGAATGACCACAGCGTACTCGCATCGGCCTGTGTCAGACCCTGGAACTGGAGGTCCACCGCCCAGATCGCCTGACCGAGTTCCGCCCTCGTCCGCAGGATGCCTGAACCCAGCATCAGCGAGGCGACGCCGCCATCGGTCGTCCGCCAGCGTGGGGAGTCCCCGGCGTAGGGGCGAGTCATCGCGTGGTAGGGAAATGTGTTCATATCACCTCCTGCCCCGGATCAGGGACCGGGTCTTGCCGCCCTTGTCGTAGTCTTCGAGAATCACGCCGATCACCCACTCGCGGCCGTTCCACTCCGGCTGTGTTGTCGAGGCGTTTTTCGCACTTCCATTATTCACGACCTGGATCGACACGCGAGGCGCAGAACCCGTGACGCCGAGCTTGCCCGTCGATGAGTCCCGCGACAGCGGCAGGATCGCCTCGGGACCCGCCTCGCCCATGACGCCCGTACCCTGGGCGAACCGGAACACCGTCGGCGCATCGACGATGCCGCCCGATGCGAACGGGACGATCCCCGACCGGTCGAACGCATTGCCCTTCGCACTGGCCGCCGTCCCGCCGCCGATCGCGTTGCCGACGGCGGCGAAGCCCGTCGTGTAGAGCTGGTTGAGCGAACTGCGGATCGCCCAGCGGGCCATATCCTTCCCCAGTTCGCGGAACGCATCCCGCACGTTCGTGACGTTCATCAGGATGTCGGTCGTCGCGTCCACCATGCCGTCGCGAAAGGTCGTGGCGGCGTCGGCCCCGAGTTCGCCGAGGGTCGGCAGGTCCCGCTTCATCTCTGCGAATCCGGCCCGCCAGCCTTCGACGAAGTTGCCGGTCGCCTTCTGTCTGGCGATCTCGTGCTTCTCGTGCATCGCGGTGTACCATTCGTCGATCGCGTTGGCGTCGATCCCCATCTCCTCGTACTGCCGACGCTGCTGGAGGATCAGGGCGTAGCGGGCGGTAAAGCTGGCCTCGGACCGGCTGTCGATCTGGTCGTACATGCGGGACATCGCCGCGGCGATGTCGGAGGTCGATTGCTGGGTCGCGGCGGCCTCGGAGCCGCCGTCCGTGCCGGGGAATTGGGGCGAGCCGGTGACATCCAGCGACGGCATGTCATACACGCCGGGGAGTGTACGGGGCTTTGGAGAACTCGTGAGCAAGTCCTCGTTCTCCTGCCTAAGCTGTGCCTCGATCTGCGAGAGACGATCTGTCCGTGCCTGCTGGTAGTTCTGCAGAATCTCGTGCCATTTTCGGATGTATTGCGGCGGACGCTCCCCCTCCAGACCCGTCTCCTGCACCTCCCGTTGCCACGCCGCCGCGTCGCCCGTCGTCTGTCTATATTCGGCGCGTGCAGTGTCCATCCACGGCGGTTTCGCCGCTTCTTCCTGGGCCAGCCGCTCCTGCGCCGTGTGGCGAATCCATTGATCCGCACGGTCTCCGACGATCTGATCCTGTACCTTGAGGAATATCTTGGACACCCAACCCAGGGCCGCGACGCTTCCCTCCGCCCACGCCTTGATGTCCGCCTGATTATCTTGCAGCCAGTCATGGATTGCCGTGAACGCATTCTGCAGAGTCGGAAGAAAGGTTTGGCCAATCACCTCCTCCGTATCCCCCAGCGTGTTTTTGAACTGTGTCTGTGCGCCCGCGGCGCTGCGGGTTGCGTCCTCGGCGAGTTTGAATTTCTCGGCGCCCTGGCGGACGAGTTCGTTGAATTTCTCTTCGGCCGAGAGATTGGCGTCGACGAGGATGCCCCGCTCTTTGAGTTGGCCCGTCTCCCCCTTGAAGGCCAACGCCATGATCTTCATCGCCTCGTGCAGCTCCATGCCGTGGCTCGTCAGCCCGATGGCCGCGACCGTCGCGTCCCCGAGCCGGTCCGTCGTGATCCCGAGCGTCTTGCCGTAGGCCATCTCCGAGAGGATCAGCTCATCGGCCAGGGTCGTCCGCTGCTGCAACGAGGCGGCGAACGCCTCGCTGGCGGACACGTTCTCGGCGGTCGCATCGTTCGTGAGCGAATAGGCGGCCGCCAGCTTCCGCACCGCCTCCTGCTGGGCCATCGCCTTGCCCGTGATGTCGGAGAATACCCGCTTGGCCGCGTAGAGGCCCCCGCCGATCCCGGCCAGCTTGGCGCCCGTCCCGACCAGATCGAGCAGCCGCTTGCCGGTGCGATTCGACTCCTCCGACAGCTCGCGCATGGACTTGCGGGCCTTGCCGGCGTTGCGGTCGAACGCCGTCGAGTCCATCGTCAGTCGGGCCAGCATGTTCCAGATTGCCATCGTCCACTACTCCTTGCCCGGATCGAGCATCGCCGACAGGATGCGATTCCGCTGCGGGGCCGGCAGGGGCCGCACGGGCGGCCGGGACACGGGACACCATTCCCCGCCAATCGGCTCGATCTCTCTCATCGCCTCGATCTCCATCATCTGATCGCGGCTCAGGACGGCGAGCAGGTGTTCGGGGTGCGGGTAGCCGCACATCCAGGCGAATCGGAACCACCATCGCAGCTCGACGTCCCGTCGGAGTTTTTTACCACATCCTCCATCGCTTCCCGCTTGACGCCGTTGAGCACGAGGGCCTCGCCGAACAGGCGATCGACGACGCCGGGGTCGAGCGACGCCAGGGCGTCGCGGTCGTCCGCAGAGAACACCGGATTCCCGGTGTCGGGATCGACGATGGACAGCGAGAGATACTCCAGCGTGAATGCGAGCGCTGCGACGGGGTCGTCCCAGTCGAGGTCGCGGCCCGTCTTCTTCATCCGCCAGTAGTCCATCGCGGTCATTCTCCGGAGCATCACGTCTCCGCCCAGCTCGGGCACGGCGACCACCTGGCTCTTTCGGCCGCCCGCGAGGATTTGTGTACGTGTCAAGATCGCCATTCCGTCACGCCGCCTTTCCGGTAAAGGTCCATTTGCCCCCGTTGACCGGCCGAATCGAGAGGGACTGCGTGACGCGGTCCGACTCGCTGCCGGCCGAGGGGAAGTCGAGTCGCGTAATCACGGACACGTCCGCCTCGACCTTCGAGCCGTCGTCGAGCGTAAACGTGCACGTGCCAGTCGGATCGGCGGCGACCGCCGACGTGGCCAGGGTCGCGAAGACGCCTGTCGTGCCGGAGATCACCCAGGCCGAGCCGCTGACCGGCTGCGCCGTCAGGCTCGTCACGAGCCGGTCGGAATCGCCTCCGGCGCCGGGCAGGTCGAGGTTCGTCAGGACCGCCGTCGCAGCCGTCAGGATCATGCCGTCGCCGAGCGTGAAGACCGCGGCGCCGGTCGGCGTGGCATTGATCGCCTTGCCCGCCAGCACGGCGTAGACGCCCGTCGTGGCCGTCGGGTCGTATACGAGCTGCACGTTGATCGGGCCGTAGCTGCACGTTCCGACCAGGACCGTCTTGGCGTCGTTGTCGCAGTCGCTGAATTCCGCCGTGTTGCGGGTCAGGAATGTCCCGCCGACGCTGATGACCTGGCCGCACGCCTGGCTGTTGAAGGTGAACGCCGAGCCGAGCAGTAGTTGGGACAGGTCGCCCGCCGACCCCGAATTGAGCACGGCCTGCACGTTCAGCTCGCCGTAGGCGTAGCGGCCGGTCAGGACGCGGGCGACGCCGTTGTCGCAGTCGTTGAACTGCGGGGTGTCTCGGGTGATGAAGTTGCCTGTCGCGCTGACGACCTGGCCGATCGTGTTGCCGTCGAAGTCGACCGTCGCGCCATAGAGCAGTTGGGATAAGTCCGACATGTTTATGCCTCCTTCAAAACGATTTCGATGTCCACGTATTTTCCGTATTGCCGTGCGGATTCGTCCGGATCGAGGCTCGGCACATCGCCCTGGTCCCGCACGAAGACGCCCAGCACGGAGCCGCTGTGGTATCCGCTGAGCAGGGCTCGCACCGCTTCGGCCAACGCCCCGGCGCCGGCGTGAGTCGCCGACCACGCCGTGATCTGATAGCGGCCCCGGGCCAGGCCCTGCCCATCACAGGAGTATTCCCGCAAACCAGCGATCTGCTGATAGACGAGCCGATCCCGCGTCTCGCCCGGCGTTTCGTCGAATACCGGCGAGATCCGCGTTTCCGCGAGGGCCGCGATCCCTTCGTCCGCCGCGAGGATTCCGTAGAGGGTCGTATCCAGGCTCATCCCGCTCGCCCTCCAGATTCTCGTACCAATTTATCCAGTTCGTGGGCCGTCTGGGTCGAGAGCGTGCGGGCCGCCTCCGTCTGGGCCGCCTCGGCGCCGGGCCGCAAGAACGGGCGGGCCGCTGCCGCCTTGTTCGATCCGTGGCCATACTCCAGCGAGGCCGGAACGAACGAGCGGCCCACCTCGCCGCCGCGGATGTCCACGCGGTTGCCGTGACGGTCTTTCACGTTGAACGCGATCTTCGAGTGAGCCCCCTGGCGGTAGTACACCAGACCGGCGGCCTCCGAATCGACGAACACCGCGTCCATCGAGTAGGTCCCCGCCTTCTGCCGCCGCGGCGCTCGGACGCGGAAACTCATCAGCATGGCCAGCTTCAGACTCCGCCGGTCGAGCCGACCACTGTCGGGCAGCGCGGCGATCCGCCGCACGATGGATTCATAAATGACGCGGTGTGCAGCGCGTACTGCGCGGCGCAGGCCTTTCTTCGCCAGCTTGGCCGGCATCGAAGCGATCAGCCGTTCCAGTTCCCGGGCTCCCTCGATTTGGAATTCCACTCTCATGGCGACACCTCCCGGCAGTCGCAGAGCCATTCTTCGTTCCGCTCGCCCGGATTGAGCGGCGGCGAGGTGATCTCGAAGATCCGCGTCCCGAACAAAAACCGATGCGCCCCGGTCAGAGTCGGGTAGGCGTTGTGCCGCAGCGAGACGCTGTGAGTCTGCTTCGCCTGGGTTTGCTGGGCGGCGATCCGCTCCTCGCCTCGGATCGGCTCGATGCGGGCCCAGACGGTTTTGACTGTGGACCACACGCGCACCGTCTGGCCCGTGGCCCCTTTGGATTCGACCGCCTGCTGGATCGCCACGCGATGTCTCAGATGTCCCGCTCTCATCGTTCTACGCTCCACATCATACGTGCACCAGCCTGTCGATTCCCAGGAGCGCGCGGACCCCGGTGGGGATCGTCGCGACAATGTGTCCCTCGACGATGTCCTCGCGATTCTCGTACAGATCGCCCGCCAGCAGCAGGATCGCGTTGCGCACGTGCTCCGGGACAGATGACCCATCGGCCCCATAGCCGGCCGTGTACGTCAGCGTCACCGCGTTCAGCTCGTCCCGCGTCGCGGGCCAGGCCGTCCCGTAGGCGGGAACGATCCGCCCGGGTTCCGTGATGGCGTCTATGGCGTACTGCGTCGCGGCCAGCGTCTGCGTCTGGCCGCCGGAGTCGATGTACGCGATGGATGTCACTGCGATGAGCGGCGCACCCTGCGGCCGAATCACCGACGGGAACCGGTCGAACACATCCACGCAGGTCTGCGTGATGAATTTGCGGCCGTTGTACTGCTCGGACCAGCGGGTCGCGGCCCCCAGATAGGCGTCGAGGAGGAGGTCCTCCGTGGCGTCGTCCGCGTCGATCCGCAGATGTGCCTTGAGTTCGGCCAGCGACACGGGCCAGGAACCGACGCCGCCGGACCATGCGGCGACCGACCCGATGCACAACACGTCGATCGAGTGCGACACGTACACGCCGCCGTCGAGGACGCCGTAGAGACGGTAGGCGGCGCCGATCTCCCAGGCCTCGGCCGCGATGGAACACGTCCAATGTCCCTGGGATTCGTGCGCAACGGGATGCGAGGCGTCCTCCGACGAACCGGCTACGGCGACGGTGACCGACCACTCGCCTGCCGACGCATCCCAGTATTTGCCCTCCTCGGACCCCCGTCGCTGCACGAGGTAGATCTCGACCGTGCCCGTCTCGACTCCGCCTCCGCCCGAGGTGGACTGCGGATCGATGATATCGACTCCGACCGTATTGGCCTGGCCTGCGATGACCGTCACCATGTTCCACGCCTTTCGTCAATCGAGCGACACACCCGCCCCGCCCGCCGCAAAGCTCGCCGTATCGCCGTTCTGCACGGTCTTGCTCTGCGAAAGACTCCCGTGGGCCAGCAGGTTGCCTTCCGTCGCCGCGTCGAACAGGGCGAAGTGCGTCGCTGCCGTCCAATTCCCGGTCGCCGTCGGAAACGCGATGGACGTCGCATTGTCCAGCGCGCCGCCGCTGGCCGCGTCCCAGTCGCTCGCCGAGGTCGCCACGCGGGCGTATCCGTTTCCGGACAGTTCATTGCACGCACTGCCCGTCCCGGCGTCCGTCGGGTCCGCGCTGCACAGACCGACGTAAATTGTCGGCGGCGTGTACGCGCCTTTGCCGAACACATGATCGAGAATCTCGTTTTCCCAGTAGTTCGAAAAGCTGCCCATGACTATCTCCGTTTTTTGAGCATGAGGAATATTGCAGTCACCGAGCCGCCGCCCGGTGTCAACAGCGATCCGCTCAGCGAGGCCGAAGCGGCAATGGAACCGGACAGGCTGCGGGCGATCTCCGTCGAGGCTGTCAGCGACGCCGTCGCATCGATTCCGCCCGCCAGAGACCGGACGATGGACCCGGCGGCCGACAGGCTCGTTGCCGCCTCGACCCGACCCGACAGGGCGATGGTCCGCGAGAGGGAGGCCGCCGCGACGGCGGTCGCCGTCACATGGCCATCCAGCGATCGAGCCGCCGACAGGGAACCACCGGCCGAGGATGCGGCCGAGATGGAACCAGATAGAGACACCTGTCCCTGCGTGGACAGCGTGCCGCCCATCGACGACTGGCCGGCGAGACCGCCGGCGAGGGACCTCGCGACGCCGACCGACGCGGAGACTTGCGGCTGGGCCGCGATCTGACCGACCAGTGGCCGCGAGACGCGGAGCGATCCGGATAGTAACGATTGCCCAGCGGTTGAACCGGCGACGCGTTTCGCGATCGACAGTGTTCCGACTGCGGCGGCGGCAGCGTTCGCCGATCCGGTCAGAGGTCGAGCGATGGAGAGCTCCCCCAAAACCGAGGCGGCCGCCGACACACTGCCGATCAATGCGTGATTCGTCCCGCCGGACGACATCGCTCCCAGCCATGCCCGGCCTTCTGGACGCCGCAGCGTGCAGAACGGGTCTCGCGACAGCTCCGCGACCTCCGCCGCCGTCAAGGCTCTGTCGTAGAGCGACACCGCGTCGAGCTTGCCGTCGAAATAGTACGTGTAGCTGCCCGTGTTGCCGGATCGGCCGATCCGTAGACCGGAACTCAGGGTGTAGGCAGTCGTCGGGACTCCCGTAGTCGTCGCGACGAGCACGCCGTCGTGGTACAGCGTCATCGTGGAGCCGCGCACCACGCCCACCACGTGTACCCATTGTCCGAGCGTGATTCCACCAGGCGAATCGCAACTGTGATTCGCTCCACCGCTGCGGAACATCAGTTGCGTCTTGCCCGAGCTCGATACCCGCAACGCCCAATACCCATTCGTCGTGTCGCCGACGTTGCGACCGACGACCACTTGAATGTAGTACGGGCTGACGCCCGACGCGAAGGCGGCTGGGCAGAGCCATGCGGACACGCTCCAATCATGGCCTACGTAGTCGTAGTCGGTCGCGGCCTGCTGGCCGTAGTCGCCGACGCCGTCCAGTTGCAGGCACCGGCCGAACCGACCCATCGAGAACTGTGCATCGCCGTAGAGCGTGACATCCCGCCCGCGACCGCTGGCGTCGTGCAGTAGCGACCCGGCCCCTTCGCGCATCGCCCAGAGCGCATCGAGCCCGCGGTTGATGGGGTCGGACCGATCAAGTTGCGTGCCCAGAGGCGGCTTGACGCGAGGATCGAAATGGGGAAACTGTAACACCATGGTTTACGCCGCCGCCTGAATGTCCGGATAGCACGGGGTGAGCGTGATGCTGCACGCATTGGCCGTGGCGTTGAGATCCTTCGTTCCGCTGGCGTTCCAGACGCCCAGATTGACGTAGCGGCCCACGATCTCCACGACGAACGAGGCACAGAACGCCTGATCCGCCGCCACGGAGCAGACCACCTGGCCGACGAATCGGAAATTGCCGAACTTGGTCTCCGGCGTGACATCGCCGTCGGCCGCCAGGTCGCGGTCCGTGGCCTCGCTGTCCGAGAGATAGATCCGCACGACGTCCCCAAGTGTCGGCGTCGCCACCCATTTGATCTTGGCGTCGAGCAGATAGGTCGTGGGCCGTGGACTCGCCCCACGGTCCCACTGGTTGGAGACCTGTCCGTTGCCCAGATCGACCGTGTCGTTGAGCGTGAACGTGACATTTCCGCCACTCTCCTGGAAGACGACCGGCGTTCCCATCTTGGACAGAATTGCGTTCGTTGCCATCGCTTAGGCTCCTGTGGCAAATTCGTTGACGAGCACATCCACGACGTACTGGATCGTCGCGTCGGCCACGCCATCGGGATTCGTTTCGATGTCGCCGTTCTCCAGGACCCGGGCGAGCATCTTTTTCGCCTCCGCCGTCACGTCGGTCTGCACCGCCGCCATCCATAGCAGACGGTTTGCGTGGTTCGTGGTTTCGGCGTTCTCGATCCGGATGTAGGCTGCGCTGTGCAGGCAAGCACCATCGACCCGCCGCAACAGCGTCCCTTCGCCGTGATACGCTTGAGCAATCTGTGCCAGTGACATTGTTTACCTCGTCAATTCAACTCAAAAAGTCGCCGTCTTCACGAAATCACTCGTCATCGGACCCAAACCAGCGGGACGAAGTACCCGCCCCACCACGTCGCCTTTGCGTTGGATGACTCCGTACAGTTCCGCATTCGTCGCCATATTCACTCTCCTTTTCTGGCCGGTTCCAGCTTCGTCTCGATCCGCTTGAGGCTGGCGTCGATGGCCTTGAGCCGCTCATCGATCCGAGCCTGGGCCACTTCGGTCTCCGTCGCCTTGGCCGTCAGGACCTCGATGCACCGCTCGTGTTTGTCCAGGCCGGCGCTGGTCGTATAGGCCATGCCGCCGGCGCCGAACACCAACGAGGCCACGGCGATCACCGGCGTGATGAACCACCATTTGCGCTGTCCGTTATTTGCATCTGCCATCGGATCGGCCTCTCACTGCATTCCAGGCTTTAGTGGCCATCCTCATCGGGAATCCGCAGGCGGCGAATCGGCCGTCTCGCGTCGTTTCTGTTTACCACGCTTGTGACTTGACGCCGCCGCTACAGCGACGCCCCGGGCAATGAGCAACTCAGCCATGCCGCCGCCCAGGTCCATCGTGCGGCCCTGGGGCATTCCGTTCCACGCCTTGAGGAACGTCACTTTCATCGCATCACCTCCAGTCCCGGCACGCACCATTCCGGAATCCGACCGGCCATCACGTCGTTGACGTAGCAGTGAACCGGCTTGAGGTTGTCTTCGACACGACCGGGGTAACTGACCATCAACTGGCCGTGTCCAATGCGGACCTGTGGCGCCATCATCAACCGGAACCCACAGGCAGCGAAGTTGTTCCAGAAATAGATGTCCTCGTCCTGCCGGCCTTCGTGCCAGGAGCCCTGCGGGTCCGGAATCGGCACAAACCACGGTTTTTTCAGACTCCGCAGCGCCTCCGTGCGGATCAGCGTAAGGCCGAAATGTCCCGTCGCGATCGGCATCAGATCCCGCTCGAACAGTTCTGCAGGGGACACCGAAGTCACCTGACCGGATTCGTCCCTACGCTGGAACAAGGAAAAATCGTTTTCTCGTGACACCTCGAGGGGGCAGATGGCGTCTACACCCGGGTGCTCGACCATCAACTGGCACAAACGCCAGACATGCGACGTCGTGAAAAACGTGTCATAGTCAAGCGTCAGAATGTAATCGTAGTCGGCCAGTCCCTTTTCCATCATGCGGGTCAACACCTGGCCCCAGAAGACGCCGCTTCCGGTTTCGATGGGGATTCCCAGTGGCAGCAGCTCCCGGATCACACACTGCATATTGTCGAGGAATCCCAGACGGGGACGACTCATCACCGCCAGGATTTTTACCGGAGCTGCGTCGTCGCTCTCTTTCGATACGCGATGAGCCTCGGGTTTCGTTCCCATCAGATTCAGACTGTCGCCACGCGATGCGCAATCCTGGATTTCGGATGTCCATGGCCGAATATCCACGAGTCCGGCCGCCGCCATCAGAGACCGCAGACTGGATTCGTCGAACAGAGCCTTGTGGTAATCGCGGTCATCTGTCTGTCCGCCCATGATGACGCCGAGATAGTTGTCCGGTTTCCCCTCGGCGTAGGCCCTCGCCAGTCGTCCGAAGTCCGGCACGGCGATCTTGAGCACGCCGCCCGGCGTGAGCCGGCTCACCCAGTTCGTGACGACGTCCAGAGTCCTGGCGTGCGGGAAATGCTCCAAGACGTGCGAGGCCCTGATTTCATCCGCCTGCCAACCCATAGACAGACAGACACCGCCGTCACACGCATACGCCTCTTGCAGGGGATAGATCTCGTGCCCTGTTTTCGCGTCCAGGTTGAAATAACCCAACAGCGGCCTGTCACCACTGCCGAGGTTCAGTTTGATTCGCGTCTTGTCCATGCGTTTTGCCTTCCATTCGAGGGGAAAGCCATTCGAGCGGCCGCAGACGGCCCGCGACCGCTCGAATGGAAGACATCAATTCAGTCAGTCTCGAACCACGACACCGCATTGAGATGTCGCGCTCGTATTGCTGTTGTTGACGACTGCGCTCTTGTGCGCCGCCGTCTCCGCACTCTCCTTGGCACGGCACAGTTTGATCACCGCGCCATAGACACCGCCGGAGGTGTGGGTTCCTCCGGTGAGTTCCAGACCGATGTACTTTTTGCGTTTCCGCAAGTCGATCTGGAATTCAACTGTCGTCCCGTTCTTCCACGCCGCCGCCGTGGGCAGGACGTAACCGACGCTCGTCCCCGTGGCCGTGCCGCCGGTGAATGCGACGACGTCCGTCATACTCGTCGGACTGGTCGCCGTATCGCTCTCGGCCAGGTTAATTGCACTGGGTGCGTCACCGGATGTGTGGGACAGTTTTCCGTGGACAATCACCAGGGCGCTATCGTAGGGAACGCCCCGGGAATCCACCTTGGAAAAGCTCATTTCAGCAGTTCCGGCCCCCGTCAATGCGGCAGGGGGCATCAGAACCGTCGCGCCTTCTTCAATCGGCATCATATCGTTTCTCCTTGCATACGCTTGTTGTTGGCTCAGCCGGGGCGAACTTGTGTGCGCCCCAGCTGCTCTGCAATCACTACCTGCGTTACGACGCCGCCGAGACCAAGGCCACGGCCGGGCCGGCCTCCGAGCTGGTGCCGACGTCGTGGACGTTGATGTCGAATCGTTCCGTGGCGCGGATCGCGAATTGATCCGTCTCGAAGACGTTCACGCCGTCGACGGTCGCCGAATCGCTCATCGCCATCGTCATCTGCATCCTGTCTCCGAGATCCGCGGCCAGACGCAGATCCGCCAGGACCGCAGCCACCTGACTGTTGGCGTCCGACTTCGGGAACAGTTCGGACTTCTCCACTGGATAACCGAAGGCCCGCTCCTCGCGGACGCCGGCGACCACATTCGCGACCGTGTTGCCGCCAGCTGCCATCGCCAGCGCGTCCATCACGGTCGCCTTGTAGAATTTGTGGCAGTACCACTTCGCCCCGGGTTCGGCGTACGTCGGCAGACGGCCGATCACCGTCATGTGGTCTCCGAGCTTGAATTCCGAGAACAGATTTCCACTTGCGACGACCTGACCGCCGCCTCCGTCGACGACCCCGTTGATCGCGATCAGTTTCGTCACCAGCCCCACAATCCCGCCGCAGGCGCTGGTGCCGTCGCCGTAGAAGCCGCAGTAGTCCTCCTTGTACGACAGCGCCTGAGCCACTTCGAACGCCAGGTTGTCGGCCATGGAGATGATCGCGTCGGCGTTGAGCTCGTTGGTAATCATCGAGAGCACCATGAGCTTTTTGGCGATCAGCTTCACGATGTCCCACGACCCATTGCTCTTGGTCCCCACTGCGCCCTCGCCGACGAAATGGGCCGTCAAGCCGCCCGTACGCCGCATGCGGGTTTTCTCGTCACTGGTCATCGGCACGACGCGGCAGTTCCTGCGGAACACGCCGTACTGCAGAACGAGGCGGATGATGTCCCGGTCGAACTCGGGCAGGACCAGGTAGCCGCCCTGACTGTTCGTGCCCTCGTTGTAGTCCGCTCCGATCGCCAGGTTGTGGTCCTTGGCGTCGACCCAGTCGAGCTTGATTCCGTAGTCACGGCAGAACCGCTTGGATCCGTCGTGGCCTCCGATGGCCATGAGCCAGCGGCCGAACCGATAGGCCCGTTCCGCCGCGGAGCGTTTGTCCCGCTCGCCACTGAAACACATCAGCGTGCCGCGAGGTTCGGGCATTTCGATCCTCGGAGGCTGGCCAGGCGTCACGCCGGCGGACCGCTCGGCCGCATCGACCACCACGGCGGCCGCATCGCTTCGCGTGGGGCCCCTCTGATGCGCGTCCAGCAACGCCTGCTCCCTCTGAATTTTCGCGTCCAGGGCCTGCAATGCGGAGGTCTTCGCGTTCCAGGTCTTTTGCTCCTCCTCGCCCAGGTCGCGATCCTCGTCCATCGCCTTTTTGTGGATCGCCTCCATCTCGGCGACGAGTCCGTCCCGCTGCTCGTGCATTTTCATCAATCGTTCTCTCATGGTGTTTCTCCTTGTTGGCGACCCTGTCGCCGTTTTGTTTCCTCATGCTATGCAGCGAGTTCGGACGCTGCCGCTTCGACCGCCTCCGCTACCGCATCGTCGGTCGCCGAATCTTCGCCAACTCCATATCCCGGGCACGCGATGCCGCCCGGCTTGCACTCCGTGTCTTCCCACGGCCCCGCAGGTCGGAAACCAGTTGCTCAAACGACGCCACGCGGTCAACCATTTTCGCCTCGACGGCGGCGGCGGCTCCGACCACGCGGCCCTGTCCGAATCGCTCGCGGACTGTCTTGGTCGAGACACCACGATTACGAGCCAGACCATCCACGAACATCGTGTAGTACTCGTCCACGCGCGATTGAATCGCAGCCCTGGCCTCATCATTCAGCGGCTCGTAGGGATTGCCCTCCACCTTGTACCGGCCGGCGTAGACGTACGAGGTCTTTCTTCCGGCCTTTTCCTCGGCCTTGCTGTAGTCTCCGTGCATGGCGACCACGCCAACCGAACCCATCTCGCCTCCCGGTGTAATCACGACCTGATCGGCAGATGTCCCGAGCCAGAACGCCGCCGAGGCCATCAGCGAATTCGCGATGGCGATGATCGGTTTGCCGCTGCGGGCCTCTCGGGAATTGAAGATCTTCTCGGCCAACTCCGCAACGCCGTACACGCTGCCTCCTGGACTGTCGACGTCCAGCACGACTGCCCCGACCGTGTCGTCCGCCAGGGCCTTGTCCAGCATGGCGCCGATCCGCTCCGTGCTGGTCCCGCCGCTGAAGGCGTGCATCAGGTCCATTCGTTGGGCAATCGTGCCATAGACCGGCACGACGGCCACGCTGCCGGATACCGCCGGCGTGCTTCGTTTCGCGGCGGCGTCCAGGGCCGCCACAACCTCAGCCGACACCACGCCGCCAGAGGCCTTCATGTCCAGAAAACCCACGATCTCATCGAGTTTCTCGGGGAGAATCGCCCACGGACTGCCGTAGACCGCCGCACGGATATGGGGATAGAGGTTTTCACTATCCATGGTTCACCTCTCGCATGATCGTCTCATAGATTTGTTCCGGACGTTCGTCTCGCAGGAACGCCATCGCCTCGTCAGGCGACATGTCCGCCACACACATCCCCTGCGAGGTCAACTCGGCCAGACAGTCGGATCTCCGCCCGGCGACCAGCAGGGGGGCCAATGCCTTGTCCATGTATTCCCGGTGCTTGCCGCAGTAGACGTCTTTGACCCAGTCGGGCCACGACATGAACCCCGTAGCGCTGCGCCATCGCGCCACAGCCCGCAATTCGGCGCCTGCGATCCGTCCGGCGATGTCCTTCGCCCAAGCCTCCGCCGTCGCCGCTTCGTCCCGCTGCGTCGAACGCGAGGAACCATCGCCACCGCGATTGCCCATCAGGTTCGCCGCCTCCGTGAACTCATCGCCTCCGTCCACCGGGTTGCGGTCCTCGATCTGCCGCCATTCGTTGCGACTGAGGACACCATTCAGTTTCTGGATCGCCAGCGCCTCGGTCCTCGTCTTGACATCACCTCGGAGGAGGCCCTCCATCGTGAACATCGCCACATGGCCCTCGTCTCGCATGAACAGGTCCCGCTCCAGGGCCTGCTCCCATCGCACGACCCATGCCCTCAGGCAGCTCGTCACGTAGTCAATCTGGAGCTGCTCGACGTTGTTGTATTTACTGTGCTCCTGATCGCCCACCTTGAACGCCGGGACGCGGAAGATTCGGCACAGGTCCTGCACGCTGAATTTTCGGCTGTCGATGAACTCTGCCTCTTTCGGGTCCACGCCGAGACGACTGGCCTTCATACCCTCCTGGGTAATCAGGGTCCGAAACGCCCGCGGCGAGCCCGAGTATCCGTCCGCGATCTGTTTTTTTAGATTATCGAGCGACTTGTCCGACAAGGTGTTCGGGTGTTCCAGGTGCAGGCCGATGTGGGCCCCGTTGCGGTAGAAGCTCCCCTGAAACTGCTCCGTGGCCAGTGAGATGCCGATGGAGTCCGCCGCGTATCCGATAGGACTCAACCCTTTGACGCCATCGAGACCGAACCCCCGCAGGTGCAGAATGTCCTGCTGGTCAAATGTCCTCTCGGTCAGCGTGACCGGGTCCTGCACGATGTAGACCAGCCGCTTCGTCGTCGCATCGCGTTCGATGCGCACCGTGTCCGGATGGATCGGCTCCAGCGCAACCGGCGTATCCCGTTCGTCCGGCACGATTTTCGCGTAGGCATTGCCTCGCAGCAGGACATGTCCCTGCATGACCTCGCGGAATTCCATCGACGTCTGCCATGCGTTCGGGGCATTATGGAGCAGATACCAGAGACGATGCGTGGTCGCCTGCTCCTTGACGCCGCCTGGAAGCAAGCGGTAGACCTTCAGCGGCAGGCTGGCCAGGTCCTCCGCGATCACCTTGACACAGGCCATGACGGTGGAGACTCGCAGCGCCTGTTCCGGTGTGATTCGCGGCCCGGCCCAACTCCCGTAGGCCGCCACTTCGTGCCATACCTCCCGATTGCCGACGCGAGAGTATCCCATCCATCCGGCCAGTCTGTCGAGGATCACACCCATAGTCTGGTGCCCTCCTCCTCGTACACGCTCCGTTTGACCGGCTCGGCGGTCGTCGCCAGGTAGGTTGCCATCGTCAGGGACACGATGCCGTCGATCTTCTCCGTGCTCTTGTCCTTGTCCGGACTCACGCGACCGCCCTTGTGGTAGCCGACGACGTTGCCCGCCATCCACCGCATGACCGGATTGCCGTCGTGGTAGAGCCGGCGGTGCCTGCCGTCGCTTTCCTCCGTGGCTCTGGCGCCGTTGAGCAAGAGGCCCAACAACTCCCGGAAGGGCGCGCCCAGTGTGAATACGCCTTGCTTGATGTAGACGATCTTGTCGGTGCCGATGTGCTTGGCGAGGTCCTGGGCGCTGTGATGCGCCTGCCAGCCGGGGTCGATGCCGATCCGCGGCACGCTGTGGTTCTCGCAGATCTGCACGATGTCCGCCGCGACCTGATCGTAGTCCACCTCGTTGCCCTGGGTCCGCGCAATCCACCCAGCCCGCGACCAGGCGTCGATGATCGCCTGCATCTTGGGATCGCGGACAATGGGCTGCTCCGGCAGCCAGAACCACGTGCGAGCCGTCAAACTCGACCGCGTGACGACGATCTTCTCGGATTTCGGATCGTCCGGGTCCTTGGGGATCTCGACCCGCTCGCCGTCGTCGTGCGGGAACACGAGCGAAAAGGCGCAGAAATCACGCCACGAGCCGATGTCCAGGGCGCCGTAAGCGAGTTGCCCTTTGAACTGCGACCAGTCGATCTTCGTCTCGCAGGCGTCCCACTCGGGCAGGGGAATGCAGTGTCTGGCCTGCGAGGTCTTGATGTTCAGGTGATACCGCTTGAATTCGAGCTGGTACACCGGGTCGATCTTGGCCTTGCCGACCTCTCGCCGGAACCAGTCGAGGCTCACCGAGACGCCCAGATTCGGATTCGCCTTGGCCCAGATATCCGGATGCGTCCAGTCGTCTTCCACCGGCCGGCCATCCTTGCCCTTGTGCATGGCCTCGTAGATTACCGGCAGGAAGTGTTTGTCGTAGCCGGGCCGGTCCCTGTGTCCTCCGTTGTCCCGCACAGCGCAGGCGTAGGCGTATTTGTCGTTGCAGATCGAGGGGCGGTCGTAGTCGGCCGTCGTGATGTAGAGCACGAGTGTGCCGGCCGAGTTCTGGCTGGCCGTCGAGGTCGTCATCTTCACGACGAGGTCGCGGTCGTTGATCTCGTGCAGTTCGTCGATCGCGATCAGCTTGCTCTTTCGACCACTCTTCGCCCCGCCTTCGCCGCTGAGGACCTTCAGATAATTGCCGCGCTCGGTGTGTTCGATGGTCTTCGTCGAGGTGTAGATCTGCACGCGGGCCATCATCTCCGGCTCGGCCTGGATCATGCCCTTGACGTGCCGGAAGAGCAGCGAGGCCTGCTCGGTGTCGGCGGCGAGGCAGTAGTTCTGCTGGCCGTGTTCCGGGTCGCAGAACATCACGGCGGCCGTGATCGCAGCGCAGAGAGGCGTCTTGCCGTTTTTGCGGGGGATGTAGACGAACACTTCCTGGAACCGTCGGACGATCTGGCCTGTTGAGTCCGTGGTGTACCAGCCGAAGATGTTCGCGACGATGGCCTTCTCCCACGGCTCCAAGAGGAACGGCTGTCCCGCCAGTGGTCCTTCGATGTGCGTGCAGCAGTTCTCGATAAAGTCGATGTAGAACTGGGCTGCGTCCGCGTCGAACCAGCAATCGTCGGCGTGCAGGAAGGGGTCATAGCCTGGAATGTCGCACAGGATGGACCGCCATCGCTTCGGCGCCAGCGTCCGGCGTCGCGTAACCGTCTTACCGCGATGTCGCGTCGCCGTGGTCATCCCGCACCTTTGAAGAACTTGCCTTTGCCGGCGTCGTCGGTCTTCGTCTGGACCGCTCGCACACTGGCCAGATCCGCCGGCGTCAGTCCGAATGATGCCGCGCCCTTCTGCACCTGCTCCCACATCTGCTTGCGGATCGCCACCCAGGGACTCTGCACCGCGTTCCCCTTGTCTGTGGTGGTCACCATGCCGTCCGCCTCCGCGTCGCACTTCGTACACGCAAGGATGAATCGCGCGTACGAGTCACAGATGCATTCGAACGCCTCGCGGTAGCTGTCCACCAGGAGCCCGACGTCAAAGAGTTGCGGAGCCAGCCGATCCCAGGTTCGGCGGGCCACAAGCCGTACGGCTTCTCCGTCGTCGGTTTTTGCCTTCGTAATGAAGCGTTTGGGACACGCAGGCCGTGTCTGGTCGAGTTTTGCCTCGGGACCTCTGCGGTTACCCCTCCAGGATTGCCGCAGCTTCAGGATGGCGGTCGGTGTTGGCTTTGGTCCTCGTTTACCCATCGGAAAGCCCCCCCAAGGAAACCCCCTCGGCCGAGCCATCTTCTGGGGCGATGTCGCCTCCTGCGGGGCCTACACTATTTCGAAAACCCGTGAATAAAAATGCGCGACT